AAGTTATTTTATGTGGCCGCATAGTCTATCGGCTAGGACATGAGATTTTCATTCTCAAGAGTCGGGTTCAACTCCCGGTGCGGCTATTCGAGGACTGAGTTCCTCTTAATCTGACTGACCCGATAGTGTGAAAAGTCACCCCTAAACATGCCCGATTTACCTGAGCGGGAGCAGCTGGGATGGGTGTCAGCAAGGGCAGCCGCTGGAGAAGTAACCAGCATTTTATATCGCAGATTAAGTTGGAGAGGTTCCACGCGGCGTTCATACCGCCGGTACACGGGTTCGAATCCCGTATCTGCTATTCAGCGCTGATATAAGGTTTGCGGTGCTACCTAATAAAACCGCCTAATCCCCTTTCGAGAGGGATGATAACCTCTCTTTTTAATAGATAAAAGAGATAAAAGGAGTGCGGGCGTCGGTGTAAAATTTGTTCTATCCAGATACATCCCTCCTTCCACCGACGACCGCGTGTCCTAATGTGGAACTGAATATGCCAGCGAAAGCTATGGCGTTTCGGAGTTGGTTCGATTCCAACATAGGACATTAAAAAAATTTTGACTTTGTTGAAAATTTTTGATATAATATATACATAATAAATAAAGAACAAAAGTTCTTAATTTATAAAATGAGGTAAACTCCATTGGGCATTTAATTTAAGCAACACCATTGTAACAAATGAATATTGTTTGATTAAGTAACTGTAAATTTACCTTGAGTGCGGGAAAGGGAGACGCGCTATAAAAATATCTCCCAATATTTTTCAAAAGCTCTTTGAAAACTTAATTGTGATTATAATTTATACCCTAGTGCATGAAGTAATACCATACTGCTAGGACGGTGTCCAAAAGATGGATAAGATAATAGAGGATACCCTATTTTCTTAAAGTTCTATTTCAGTAATGATTTAGGACTCCAGTGCTAAACAACCACTGGGCAAGGGATGCTGGTGCTAATAAGATGTATAATCGCTTTTAAAGACACATTTCCAATCGGTTTCACAATAGACGCTCCTGTGGAGAATAAGCCAAGTTAGGTAGAGTCGTGAGAAGCTTTACAAACCTTGGTAATCTCAACAAGAAACTATTACCGCTGTTGAATGGTCGGAGACGACCTATAAGATTGGAGTTGGGTACGAGTAGCGCAAATCAGCGGAACTGTATGACAGTCTTACGTCAAGCTATTTAGGATGATAACTTTTTCTGAATGGCGCGTGAAAGTTGCGGGTAAGCAATCCCGTCAAAGATTAAAGGTGCAGAACCTGTGTCCGTGGAAAACGGATGGGGTAAGAAGTTAAAGGGTAGCTCCCTTTAGCTCAGACTTATCTCCTTTGTGGTCGAATATAAAAGAAGGTTATTGAGGTAGGGCGAAGGTCCATATATTATAGTTACAATTAAGTTTTTAAAACTTTGACACTACTGAAAATTTTTGATATAATAATAATTGTAAAAGAAAACAAACATTTAAATTGAAAGGAATTAAATACGATGACAAGGGAAACAGTTAGTGGCCTGCTTTATTACTACACAAATAGTGCCGATCTTGATGAGGGTATTCGTGAACAGACAGTGGAAGTCCTTCAGGACGTTATTGCAAAGATGGATGAGGAAGCAGCTATCCTCGCCAAGAAACGTAAGAGTCCGAATAAGAGTGGTATCGTTTGCGTCGATGCTGAGACAGGCAAAGTTGTTGCTGAGTACGAGACTCAGAAAGAAGCTCTTATTGCTATCGGCAAAGATCCGAAGAAGAGCGGTATCTCGGATGCTATCAATGGAAGAACTTCTACTCATATGGCTTATGGGTACAAGTGGTACTTCAAGGATGAGTTTAAGGCTTAATTAGCTTTAAATATACAATCATAATTATCCTTTCTCAAGGTTTTGGCAGTTTCTCCTTTAAAAAACTGTTTTTATTTTATTAATAGCACCGAGATAAATTAACAAAGTCTTGTTGCATATTAATAATATGCAGCTGTGGCGGAACGGCAGACGCTTCGGACTTAAAATCCGCTGAGGGTATCCTCGTGTGGGTTCAAATCCCACCAGCTGTATTCGGTAAGTTTTGTTTTCTTACCTCCTTTCTTTTTATTTTTGTATATAAGAACAACTTACGGCAACCTTAAAAGACTAGGTAAGAATTGTTTTTATTGCAAAGATAAAAAGAAATATAATGGGGTGTAGCTCAGTAGGTCAGAGCCGGGGTCTTATAAACCAAAGGCGGGAACACCGTTTACGTGGGTTCGAGTCCCACCATCCCTATTTAGCTTAAGCGTAACAGGGACTCTAATTCAAGAGCAGCATAATAGAGTTTAAATGAGGAAGCGCTCATCTCTACCTGTTATACAGAAATGGCGGAAATGGTAGACGCGCAACGCTAAGGACGTTGTATCGAGAGGTGTGAGGGTTCGAGTCCCTCTTTCTGTACTCAGTTATCTTCGTTATTGAAACGATATACATAACGAATCTCTGACCGACAGGTATAGGTGTTTATATTATTACTATGCGAACAGGGTAATTAGATTAAAATCCTATTTATAAAAAGTATTTTGAGAGAGTTCCTATACAACTTTCTTCAAGCCTGTTCTTGTTAACAAAAGAAATGAAGTAAATAGGTCATAAAATATGAATTTATTTTTTATTGAACGAGGTGCGGAAGAAATAAGGTGTGGCTCGCAGACCCACTAACAGTGTCTAGGCAGAGAGTAGGGACATAAGAAAATAAGTGAATATTTTATGTTATTGGGGACATAGTTAAACGGGATAACATATCCCTTGCAAGGATAAATTCCGGGTTCGATTCCCGGTGTCTCCATTTGATAATTTATCGGCAACGTTAGCTCAGCTGGGATGAGCAATTGCCTTACAAGCAATAGGTCAATGGTTCAAGTCCATTACGTTGCATCGTGGCCCGTTGGTCAAGCGGTTCAAGACGGGGGTCTCTAAAACCTCAAACGAGAGTTCGATTCTCTCACGGGCTATTTTATTGGAGTCATACTCAAGTCTGGCTGAAGAGGGCGCCCTGCTAAGGCGTTAGGCGGGTCTCCCGTGCGAAGGTTCAAATCCTTCTGGCTCCGTTTATATGGTAGGGTCGCATAGTTGGTCTAGTGCGCCGGTCTTGAAAACCGGAGATGGGCAACCATCCGTGGGTTCGAATCCCACCCCTACCGTTTCTATTTTCAATAGAAAGGAAAATAATTATGAATCAAAAATAGGCATTAAGTTTTAATTAGTATATTATTCCTTCAACAGGAACAGTAATTCCTGGTATTATTCCTTCAACAGTAACAGTAAATCCTGTTATGTTTCATTCAACAGCAGAGAATTATGCTACTTTAGAGAAATATTAGGATTCAAGAATTATAATAGATTCTAAAAATACTGAGGAATAATTTTACTTTTATAAAAATTTATGATATAATTAAATAGCAAGGGGTCGTACAGGTTTCGACGGGGTTAGGAAAGATAAATTTTCGTCCGAGTGATTACGTTATAATCAAACTTTAAAAATAAACGGCAATTATTCATATGCTATGGCTGCTTGATGCAGCACCAAAAAGTATTTAGGTGTTAGTAGTAAATACTGAGGTTTAAAAACAACTATCCAAAGGTTTCTCATTTTAGATTACCCCAAAATGAGTGGTGGACATGGCGGCTAACGCTTTATGCAATATCCCTAACGACGTAAAGAAATTTATTGAGTATTGATTTCGGACATGGGTTCGATTCCCATCGACTCCACTATACAGGGAGATAGTTTAATCGGTAAAACGGGAGTCTCCAAAACTTTTGTTCTAGGTTCGAGTCCTAGTCTTCCTGTTAAACTTAAACGGGGTGTGGCGTAGTTTGGTATCGCGCTTGATTTGGGATCAAGAGACCGCAGGTTCAAATCCTGTCACTCCGATTAGTAGGTAAAGATAATAATATAGGGACACGGACGAGAGACACGTCATGGGCATCGGTAACCAATCCGTTGTAAGACTACCCAGAAATCTTCGATGCAACCCTTCCTACTAAAAAATAAGAAAATGCCAAAGATGTGAGAACGGCAGAAGGAGTATAAATGAAATATTATAGCGAACTTACTAAGAAACTTTATGATTCAAAAGAAGAACTTGTTAAAGCAGAAGTTGAAATGACTAAAGCAAAGTCAGAAAGAGCTGAACGTGCAAAAGAGGTTGAAAACGCTCTTAAAGAAGCAAGAGAAGCTCAGAAAAAGGCCAACGACCTGCTTTCACAGTTTGTTAAGGATTTTGGAAGTTTCAAAACAACTTTTAAAGATGAGGATGTTAAGTCAGATCCTACCCTTGGTTTTTGGGATATTTTTGACAGATTTCTTATCTAAGTCGCGGGCGTCGGTGTAAAAATCGCTTAACCTAGACTAAAACAGGTATTAACTGACCGCCGCGTCTATTCTCTTCTATTGGGTGATAACCCGTCTGATTAGCTAATCTGGGAGCTTTGCTCCCTATTTTGGCCCATAGCCTAATGGCAGGGCAACGGACTTTGACTCCGTGTGTGGTAGTTCGACTCTACCTGGGCCAGTTTTACAATAATAATGCCTTATATGAAAGGAAAAAAAGTTGAGTAAGAAAACACATTGGAAATCTATTGCTAATAATGACCTTGCTTCTTTTGAAGACCCTTCTATTTCAGAAAGTCGAAAGAAGAGAATGTTTAAATGGGGTTTAGCTGTTTATCGTATGCCATATAACAAACCCAAATTTAATAAAGTAAGAAAGCTTGATGTTCCAGAAGAAGAAAATTAATTAATTAGTTTACAACATAACGGTTAGAAATCGTTATGTTTTATATTATGGGTAGGATGTCGCTTGGATAGAGCAACGCGTGTCATTTAAAGAGTAGGTATACCTTTTGGAAATATATTCACACTACCCGGGTTTTGGGGATTAACCTATAAAATCCCCTATTGTCTCCGTAGGCTAATGGATAGACCAAGGGACTTCTAATCCCTGAGTATAGGTTCGATTCCTATCGGAGACGTGGTGGAGTTTCGTCACGGCGGCGAGGTTGTCTGCAAAACAATTGTTAGTAGGTTCGACTCCTACCTTCACCTTCGGCTCGTAAGCTAATCTAGTGAAAGCACCAGACTGAAAATCTGGGGAGTTTGGAGCGTAACCAAAACGAGCCACTGTGTCTATTGCATAATGGTAGTGCCTCAGATTGTGGTTCTGAAGGTCTGGGTTCAATTCCCAGTAGACACCTAAAATGAAAACAAAAAGAACGCGGGCGTCGGTGTAATGAATTTTTAGTCTAGATAATTCATATGTTACACCGACGCCCGCAGTTTTTATTTTTTCTTTTTTAAAACTTTATAATGCAGTCTTGTAATTTCAAAAAACTACTGTTCAGTAATTTCTTTTTTTTCTACAAGCTAAATCATTTTATCAACATCATAAACACCTAATTGATAATAAAATTCAATTAATGTTTTACTCATTTCATAATCATCCCTTAACTTAAAAATTTAGCCGAATCTTATTCAGATTCGGCTATTTTTTTATTTTATATCATCTGGATAGTACATAAATAATACTAATTCCAACCATTCTTTAAATCCATGAGTAGGAACTATAGGCCCTGTTGCTATGGTTGCAGTTTGTTTAATATTATCAAAAAATCCAATATTACTTTTAAGATAATTTTCTAAATCTTGAGAATTTCCATTTAAAACTTCAAAAGTTTTATAAACTAATTCTCCAGCTGCGATAAAATCATCTCTTACGAAGAAAGGCCCTTGTTCTTGCAAAAAACTTTCTGTATAGTAATATCCATATAATATTGCACTAATTGTCATATCTCTTAAAAAGAGAATATAGTCTTCATTTTGCTATTCTTTAGGTAATTGAATCTATTTTTTTAATTTTGATAAATAAATCCATCCTGTAGCTTCAAGGTAATCTTTAAAAAATACCTATAAAAAACTTCTTTCTCTTGTTTCTGCTCCCCAGGTATATCTTTTATTAGATAAAGATACTGGATTCTTTAACCAATTATATGTATGAATATTAACTTGTGTCTAAGGGAGTTTATTTTTTACCATAACAGCATTTACTTGTGCAGTAATTGCTACATCCTCATGAGAAAGAAGATCTTTTATAAAATGAATATTATATTCTTCCCAAAGATTTTTACGATTATAAAATTTACCATGATTCCATGAAAGACCCTTTTCAGCAGTAACTACTTGAACTACCTGTCCAGTATCTCGCATTATTTCATGGAACTAGGTTTTTACATAATATTTACTACCTGTTTTAATAATTTCTTCTTTTACTTTAGCTAAAGTATCTGGCAGGAATTCATCGTCATGGTCAGCGAATGTAATCCATTCTCCTGCTGCGTTATCTACCCCGCGTTGACGAGTGTTACCAGGACAACAGTTATAATCAGTAGATACTCGTTTTATTGTTAACTTGTCTAAAAATGGTTCTACCTATTTATCATATGGCTCTGTTGAACAGTCATCTGAAAGGATGACCTATATATCATCTTTTGACATATGTTGGTCAACAATTGATTGTAAAAGATGTGCAATATATGGTGAAGAATTATAACATGGTATAATTATTGAAAAAAAGAATGAACTCATAAGTCTACCTCTCTTATTTTATATTCAATATAATTATACCAAAAAATTCTTAATAATGCAATTTTTAGTGTTGAAAACTCTCTGCTGCGATAATCTCTCCATTTTCAGAGACTATCATAGCAGTATGAGTTTTAACTGAACTTACGGCGGCTGACGAAAGTATTAAATAATATTTTTGATAAGCCTAATTTATTGTACTATATGAATTTATAATGGGAGACACAGAATCACTTTCTGTTTGTAATTCAATTACAATATACATTTTGTACTCCTTTTATTATATTATTTAAGTTTTACAGCTCTCAAAGAACCCGTTACGGTTTTAGTAGAGCCAGAATTTTGCCAAGCTCTACAGTAAATTTTATAATTTGCTTGAGTTACATTAAGAATTGTAACAATAGAATTTGAAGTTTCATCGCCATTAACAGGTGCTCTTGCATCTATACATTGATGATTTATTAAATTACCTGTACTACCACTGGGATTACTTGTTAAAATTATAGCTCTTCTACCTACAGAAGAACTACCAAATTCAACATGTGCGCTAACTAAATATAATCCTGTTGAATTTAATTGAACACTTGTCGGTGTACACCAACTTCCATTAGAGCAAGTTACATCACCACTAAGCTCATTAACCTAAAAATCTAGTATTTGTCCTAATCTAACTAAATCTTCACTTGCAGTAGCATTTGCTCCAGCAGAAACTCTACCATCAGTATGCACAGCAAAAGCATCACTTTGTGCTGAAGAATTAAGTCCATTACCAACTAAGAAAACAGCAGAAGTATTATCTGGTTTATTATATTGACCAACTACAACTTGATTCTAACGAGTAGTATATACATGACTACCATAAGCAAAAGAATTAGTATGCGAAGCTGTACTACTCGCACCACCTGCACAAGCATTATTTGTTGAAGCAAGACATTCTGTTCCTTGTGCATGAGAACGTTGACCACTCGCCGTAGATGACCAACCTTCTGCGTGCGCAGCCGCAGCTGAAGCGAGTGTATATCTACCCTCCGCATGTGCGTTAGCATAACTTGCAGTAGTTTGTAAGCCTTCGGCATGAGCTGCTCCACCATCAGCTAATGTTCCAGAACCTTCTGTATGGTCATAATTTCCCGATGCTGTTGTGTTATAACCTTCTGCATGTTGTCCTTGACCCGCTGTAGAAGTTAAAGTTTGATTACCCTCAGCATGAGAATAATTTCCAGACGCTGTTGTAGCATTTCCTTCTGCAATAGAATATTGACCAGTAGCTACATTATTAGTAGTATTACCGAGTAAGACTGATTCATAAGTAGTATTTTCAGCTATATATGTAAAACCACTATCAGTTCCTGTGGATTGTAAACCATCTGCTTTTGTAAAAACTTTTGGATATTTTACATCTCCTGGAACAGCAGTTGTTTCAGTAACATCCATTTGAGTTGTTCCATTTAAAATAATTTTACTAAATGCCATTATAACACCTCCTCACTCCATCCAAAAACGCCTGGTTCCCAAATGTTGGCATCATAGTCTGAAATCCAATGTTTGTCATTATGAGATACTTTCGCGCCAAGCGGATAAGCGTCTGTTGAACCAAGTGGTTGTACCCATTCTGGCCACTCTTCACCAGGATCATCAACACGTACCCAAAGAGACGGTGAAACATCTGGAGTCCAACTACTTTGCGATGTATGTGCAGTAAGGCATTTATATAGAACGCCGTCATAAGACGTCCTATCATTTACCATATATTCATTATCCGTTTGCCAATGGGGGAAAAGCTCAACACATTGAAGAGCATCTTCATCGGTCAATGATACCGCCGCCTTTTCAATCAACGGTCTTAGAATTCTTGCTCTATCTTGTGGCTTCATTATTCCACCCCCGTTAATATATCATATGCTTCAGCTTTATCATTAATATCATCAGACCTTTCATCTTCCGGGATTAAATCTCCTTCAGTGTAGGTACGACCAAATTCAGCAGGATCACAGGCTTCTGAATAAGAAATACCATCACGGACTACGTAACGGCCCGAATCAGAATATATTCTAGTAAATTCACGTTCGTTAATATAAAATGTTTCTGTAATAATCATTATTGCGGTTCCTCCTGCATTTGAGCGGAAAAAGTGCTCCAGTTTGTAGCCGACTGATAAGCAGCTAAAATACTATGGTCTGAAGAATATGGTACATATATAATACACGTTGATGGCATATCTTTAAAAGAATTTGTACTACCTAATGTTGGCGGCGTAGTTGCACGAACATGTATCTCTTCAAGTAATGAGTTATAAGCAAAAGCCGTTGCAGCTATATTCGTAACAGAAGCTGGTATCCACAATTTCTTAATACAAGAGGCTCTACAAGTATCTGTTTGAATGTTTGTATATGTCCCTGGAATAACAAAATGCGTAATAGACGCCACGTCATATAATCTAACTGTGCAATTTGTTCCGCTCGACGGCTCCATTGAATACATCGTGAGCTTTCTTAGATTAAACGGGTATGTGCCAATGTAAAAATTTCTCATTTCTTTTGGAATAGAAATATATTTTAGACCGCAATTCTGCGGAAACATCGCACGATACCTTGTCGTGTTAAAGTTTTTAGGAAACACAAATCCTTTCATAAGGTTTATGTTAAACATAGATTCATCATAGTCGTTTATAGTTGTTAGTGTAGTAGGGACAGTTACATATTCTAATTGAGACATGTTTTTAAATGTGTTCCTCGCAAAACAAGTTACATTGTCTCCAATCTCAACCTTTTTCACACATCTGGTAACAATCCAACTGCCTCCAACAATCGAATTGTTTGCCCCTTCCCGACCTATTGATGATATAGAACCTTCGGTTACTTCGATCTCAATAAGATAATCGCCAGGGCCGACATAATTATGATCTGTATGAGCGTTCACATTAGCACTGTTATTCCAAGTGGTATACGTTCCGTCGCCCCAATAAATTGTTGGGCTTCCCTTAACTGTCGACGTAAGCCATATAGCGACTGTGTAAGTATAATTCGTCGGTGTAGCAGGGAAGTGCATATAAATCCTTGTCTTGCCATCGTCAGTTGTATAACTTTGCCCGATAACTAAAACGCCGTATTCCGCAACATAATCTTGAGCATCCGTCAGCGTCCAGTTCCATCCCTGAGCTACAAGCCCTTCATTCGTGGGGTTGGCGGGCAATTCGTTCAACGCGAGAAATTCTTGTGCTGTATAGCTATAAACAAGCCTACCATCGTAATCAATAAAATCGACATCTTTTGGCTCAACCAAATCTTCTCGACCAGCCGCGCCTACAATCACACTGGCAAATCCATCGTATCCAGTATCTGGTGTAATAGTTTGTTGGACTGCTGTTGGCGTAACCGTTTTAGCACCTTGTAAATTAACACTATCTGTTGCTGTAATTTCTCTAATAGTACCACCATGAGAATCTGGCGTATCTACAATAATAACTGATCCGCCACCTTGCTTAGTATAAGCAATTTCAATATCATCTTCACAATATGTCCCAGAAGTTGCCAAAGTTATCGTGCCGCTATTAGATAAGGTAGTTATCTCTACATCCTTGTAAGATACTACAACATCAGGGACAGATGGGGCAGGTGGGGTATATGCTGTTGCATTTTGTTCAAGCCATGCAATTAATGTTGAATTGGTTGCATCTGTACCACCAGTAATTGTAAAACTTTTATCGTAATAAGTATTCCAAGTATCTGGGAGAGATTTTGTATCATTCCCCTCTGCTAACGGGTATATCTCTTCTCCAGAAGATGGGGATGATGTTTCCCACACTTCAAATCTATTCTGTTCATTACCGTTATTATATCCAATGTAGCAGGCAGCAAAAGTGTCGTTTGTTCTTGTACCCCAATTGTTTGAGATAGCCGATTCTGTTACAATATTAATATTATATGTTTTTGCACTATAAGTTCCACCAGGATAACTTGACAATGCATTATTAAGAACCCAAGTAGTATTAGTTAAATCAGTAAGTGCCATTACTATCTAATTCCTCCTTCATAAATTGGTAAACTTGCGGCTGCCCATGTTCCATTTACAACTGTTAATACTTTACCGTTATCAGAAGCAGAAACAGAAGGCAAACTTGGAGGAGTTGTCCATCCACCTGTACCATTAAGATAGTGAGTAGATGTACCATCAAATTTTATCGCCCCTGCCGCGGCAGTTGTTGCTAATGGTAATCTTGCAGAGGGAACAGTACCACTACTTAAATTTGATGCATTAAGATTTGTTAATGAAGCACCTGACCCGGTGAAAGATACTGCGTTAACATTACCAGAAGTATTAAATACAACTTGGTCACCGAAGCTAGATGATCCTTGTCCTCTTTGACTGAAATATAAAAAACCGCCTCTATCTTGAATTTGCCAGTCATTATAATTATCAGTAAGAGTACCACGCTGGAAAATTATAGAAGGTGAATTAGATGCCGCAGGTGCTGCTAAAGTAACATCACCATAGGTAGAGATTGTAAAAATATTTTTTCTACTATTTGTAGCAGTTCCTCCACCAATTACTAAACTAGCAGTTGATGAAAGTTCATTGTATTTACCAAAAACAGCTTGATTTGTTTGACTAGAACCAAGACCTAACCCATGTACAAATGCACCATCTTGACTTGCAGTGCTTCCACTTCCTCCAGCATGAGAGTAACTTCCACTTGCAAGAGTTTCGCTACCTTCTGCATGAGAATAATTCCCAGACGCTGTTGTATTACCACCTTCGGCATGAGATGCATTTGTAGAAGCTAAGGTTTGATAACCCTCAGCATGAGACTAAAATCCAGATGCTGTGGTATGATTACCTTCTGCATGAGAGGCGTAATTTGTTGAATTAGTATAGACACCTTCTGCATGAGCTGAATTATTAGATGCAACTGTATTATTTCCTTCTGCATGAGTATCTTGACCAGAAGAAGTTGTATTAGATCCTTCTGCATGTGAAGATGTTCCATTTGCTAAAGTTTGAAAACCTTCGGCATGACAGTAGTCTGCGCTCGCAGTTGTGTTGTAGCCTTCTGCAAGAGCACAGTAACCTGATGCTATATTTGCTTCTGTTTCATTTAATACTACGCCAGCTGGATAGGTTTCACTAACTGGATCAAAATAGTCTTTTACATAACTTAAAATAAGTTGTGTAAAATCTAATTGCCAAACATCATTATTTAAATTTCCTTTTAAGGTAAAAGCAAACCAATTATTATTATAGTTAATTAAGGTTTGGGAAACAACCACTGATATTACTTGGCCTTGCATTGTAGTATCTTCAGCGGTATTCCAAGAGGTAAAATAAAAATCAAAATTAATTGGAACTGCATAACCCATATCTATATTTGCATTATGAGTTAAATAAACATCTTGATTTGCATCTAATGCATCTTTTACATCATTAGGAGTTACTGTAGTTGTATCTCCAGTAAGAGGAGCTAGTCCACCTCCACCGCTTGAAGAAATTACTCCATTACCATCAACAGTAATAGTAGTTCCGTCTGGTTTTACAATACCTGCGGCCGCAGTTGTAGCTGTACCATATGTTGTATTTGTAGTATTTGGAATAGTAATATTAGCAATAGTAGATGACCCGCTAACTAAATGAACTGTTGAGTTTGCCGCGGTTGAAATTGTTAATGTGTATGTCGTATTGTTGTCAACTGTTGAACATGCATTTAATTTTTGCTTATCTGTTGCACTCATTAACCCACTTGCACCAGTTGTTGCAAGTGCATATGTGGTATTAGGTGGAGTAGTCCATGTTCCACTACTATTTAAATAACTATTTGTTGCAGCGCTACTTGGTTTAGGAACCAAACCATTTACACTTGTACTAAAAGTAGCTGTGCTTGCACGAGTTGTATCTGTTGGATGTACATGGTCACCTCTTGCAAAAGCTGTCTCAGTACCAACTGCCGCGGTTCCATCCATTTTAGGAACAGTGGTAGAAGCTGTTGCGCCTTCAGGAACATCAGCGGATGTTATGAAACCACTGTCATTTGTTAAATCAGATGTTTTAGAAGGTATTTTTGTACCTGTCCAAAGTTTTATTCCATTACCATCATGGTAAAAAACTGGATGTTCAATCGTAAGTTCAATTGCTGTTGCTGAGTATGCTCTTCCAAGGAAAATATAAATTTTCCCATCATCTGTAGTCGGAAGAGCCTAAGTAAAATAGTCCATAACAGCAGAACCATTAGTTTGAGGAATACATCTTAAATATACGGGTGCTGGATAACTCATAGTTAACGCCGCGTTTGTGTTATTAAAACTATATCCTAAATTAAGTGTATATTGTTGCCAAATAGCAGTTGCACCTGGACTTGAATTTGCACTTATAGCAGTCGTACTACTATAATAAACAATTGGACCAAATGGGTTTATTGGCCTTGTGTTAGTTGTTCTACTGGATGTGGCATTAGTCGAAGAAGATGTATTGGCAGGAACCCATTTTGTTCCATCGGCTGATGTAAACAATAATCTGTATCTATAGAATTTATCAGATGCATGAAGTGTTGAACTATTGGTACGGACTTGATAGCCAATAGTGTTGGAATTACTATCGTATCCACGATAACAAATCCAGCCACCGCCATCTACAATATCCTATGAATAAATAAATAACATTGTATAGCTGATGTTAAATATCGTCGTGTCTCGGGTCGGGTCAGTTGTACCATGACCTGTCGCTAAGTTATTATAACATGGTTTTGCTCCTAATCCATTAACATTAAGAGTAAATCCTGACTCAGATGTTACAACACCATTTCTTAAAAATACACATATTCCTTCTGTTAATTCCGTTACTCCAGGCACTGTTGCTGTAAAAACGGTGGAGGTTGATGTTGAATCAACCTCCCCCGAAGGAATTGCCGAAGCTCTTATATCATATTCATTTCCACTTGGTGGTGTTATTTTAGATATTATAGCCATATGCATTTACCTCCCGATTAAACAGGATAAACTGTAACCGTAGCTGTTGCAGGTGTAAATGTAGGCTGTGATACTGTACCAGCAGGTGTATATGCAACTGTAGATGTATGAGCTGGGATACTAACACTAGAAGTGCTATTTGAACCTTCTGGTTTGTAAGTACCAGTTGAGGTAATTGTTGCAGCAGGAACTGTTCCAGAAATAGTAACTGGTTTTCCTGTGAACGTAGCATTTCCACTAGCGTTAGATACATATGTAATAGTAGTTGATTTTGTAGTTGGTAAAGCACCAGTTCCAGTCATTGAATAATTCTGAGCTGTAGAAACTGAAATGTTTGCTGTTGAAATATTTGTAACAACTTGTTGTGATGCACAACTTGGTAATGCACCAACTCCAGTAAGAACTTTGATATTTTCTTCCGTACTAGCTGGAGTACTTCCTGCTGTAATAGCAGTAACAACAGTTTGAGAAGTTGTTGATGGAAGTGTACCAGTTGCAAAATTCGTAAGTACATTTTGTGAACTTGTTGATACAATATGTGCAGGAGTAATACTAGTAACTACTGTTGAACTTGTAAATCCTCCTGTTGCTGCGGGTTTAACCTCAGTGAGGAATGATTTAGACTATGTTGTTGGTAATGAACCTCTTCCAGTAACTCCTCTAACAGTAGATGTTCCGAGAGCAACAGTAGAAATAAGAGAACCTATTCCACTAACTCCTCTAACTGTTCCAGTATTTAAGGTTGGGAAAGCATGTGTTGAGATACCATTTAATAAGCTTCCACTAAGAACTAATGTCTCCCCATCGACTGATGCCCAGGCACTTGTTTTACTAGCTGTTGTAACAATAGAACCAACAGTAGTATTAGTGGCAAAACTAGTAGCAAAAGTTTTACTTTCAGTAGAAATTAAACTACCAAGTCCAGAAACTCCAGTTCCTCCTGTTGCAAAAGTTTTACTTTCAGTAGAAATTAAGCTACCAAGTCCAGTAAGATTTGATGCTGTACCTCCTGTTACATCAAGAGCTGTCATATAAGAAATCTTAGCAGTAGAAACTGACTGTTGAGTTAATCCAGAAACTTGATTTACTGAACCGCTAGTTGCAGCTGGTAATGTACCAAGACCCGTTAATTTAGGAATACTTGCTGTTGAACTTCCAGAAATTAAATAACCATTACCAAAGTCTGTGTGTGTAACTACTGTTTTATCAGCTGTGGTTGGTAAAGAACCTATTCCAGTTACTTTACCAATATTCATTGTACTTAAAGCGGTAACTAACTTTCCACCACCAACTCCTGTTACAACTGTACTAGCTGTTCTAGAAGGAAGAGTTCCTCTTCCTGTAATTTCAGTGATTGTAGTTGATGCTGTTGTTACAGCTGAATCAAAGCTAATAGTACCCTATGGTGTATAGTTATTACTACTGCTTGTTGAAATACTAAGATTAACATTTTGTTGTGGCTTATTGCCTTTTACTGTAATTGTAGCATTTGTACCAGTAAATGTTTGAGCTGAAGCTGTTCCATTAGCAGCCTTGCCGTTTACTGTAATAGTTGTCGGAGTCCCACTAAAAGTTGGCTTAGAAACAGTACCACCTGGAGTATAAGTTCCAGTACCAGTGTTTGCATATGCAAAACCACCAAAATTATCTGTATTTGAACCTAATAACTACCATTTAGATCCATTCCAAATATATTCTGTTGATGGTTCACCAGCTGTTGCTGACGGTGCAATAACAATAGCACCAGGGCCGTATCTATTATTTGCGGGATCAGCTGTTTGCTGACTAGGAACAAAAGTCATAGTAGTTCCGTCAGATCTTGTTAATATAGGAGTTGTTGCTCCATCTGACATTCCCGCGGCACTTGTTGCGTTAAGAACACCTGCGTAAAACACGCCTTGAATAGTTTTATTCTATAATGCTGAAATACGAGACGCTAATCCACTAATTTCTGATGATTCACTTAAATCTCCAACTAAAACAAAAATTGAATTAATCCAAGTATAATGGAATAAATATTCATGTTCAAAATTTAACATCCCACCCATAATATATTCTGATGTTCCATAATATAAAAATCCCTGTAATGGCGAAGGATCTTCAGAATTATCTTCTAATGTTAAAAAAATCTAATTCCAACTTCCACTATCGTCAAAGGTATTTCCATCAAAATTTAATACAAATAATAAATCATAATTCGTTGTGTTTGAGGGATGGATAAAACCATTTATTTTTGCAATTAAATTTAATCTACCATCTACTACAGTATATTGCGTAACTGTAGCAATCCTTTGTAACGGTTTTAATTCACCAGATACGTCATATGGATCATCAAGACCGTTATCAAAAGTTAAACCGTCACGATTTGCACGTCTTAATTTAGCATCTTTTATATCATATGTATTACCAGAAGGTAATTTTACTTGACTAATATCAGCCATAAATTCACTTCCTCTTATCAATTTTTAGTAAAAACTAGAAGTTCTTCACCCTCAACAGAAGCTGTAGTAGACATATCATCTTTCTAATAATATGCTCTTACTTTATTATTCCATCGAGTGCGTTCTTCTTCAGTTATATGTCGAATGTTATCATTTATATGATTAATAAAAATGTCGTCTATAAATGGAAGGTCTGCTATATAGGCATTTCCATCTCCAATTTTTATACCTGGTATTTGTGTACCATCACTTAAAAGGTGGTCTGAATAAACATAAAAAGTATTCTTTTGACTTTGCTCTGATGGATCAAGATCCCATTCTGCGGTAGTTTTTACAAAAACTCTCGCAACATCTTCTAATTGCTCATCTATATTCAAAACTCTTAAAGCTAATTCATTCAAATTTTGCTATAAATAAGCAATATTTCCATTAGATAACTATACATCTCCTAAATAAAACTTTTCATTATCAGTCGTAAAATAAAAGGTATATTCATCGGGAGTGAGAGCTGCATATTGTTCAGAAGTTCCTTTTAAAAATCTAACTCTTGTTTTTATATCCTTTGCCAAGGGCTTCACCACCTTTGAAATTGTTTTTAATATAATACTTTCTTTATAGAAAAGAAAAACTTAAAAATTAAATTAAATATTTTTACCCATTTGACATATTTTAAAAATTATAGTATAATTTATTTCAAATAAAATTTTAGGAGATAATAGTCTCCTCTTTTTATTTTAAATTTGACAACTATAAATTTTTTATTTATAATATAAAAAACAAACAAAACAAAAGGAAAAATTGTCTGAATATTATAAATATCCATTTGATTTTTTTTATAATTTATTATATAATATTATTATAAAAAGAAAGGATATTTATTAAATATGAAACTTGGAGATTGTAGTAATTTTTATTGTACACAGTGCGGGAATAAAGGTATTCCTGTCATTAGGCGGATTGGAAGAGAAAAAGAGCCTGGACATTTAAAGAAATTATTTTGTCTTTGTTGTAATCAAGAGACAAATCATGTTGAGATTAGACCTGCTGGAAAATATACATTAGAGGATTTTTGGATAGAATTTAATTATGGAAATTTCAAAAATGGCACAAGAGAAATGCCTTATAAACAGTTTGAAAGATATGTAAAAGAAAACGCGGCAAAGGTTTAATCGGAGGTGATTAGTATGACAGGTACTTTATATATATCTTGTGGATTGCCAGGTTCTGGTAAATCCACTTTTTTGGCTAATACAGTAGATGAAAATGAAATTATTGTTTCCCGTGATGAAATAAGATTTTCTATTCTTAAAGAAGGAGAGGAATATTTTTCTCACGAAATAGCGGTTTTTAATACTTTTGTTAATACAATTAAATATTATCTTGAATTAGGCTATAATGTATATGCGGACGCAACTCATTTGAACGCTAAAAGTCGTAGCAAACTTTATTATGCTTTACTTAGAAAAGGATGCTCACCGAAAGAAGTCGTAACAATTTATTTTGACGTTCCGATTGATATTTGTATTGCACGAAATGAGCTTAGAAAAGGTACAAAACGTTACGTGCCGCCGCGCTCTATTTATCAAATGAATGAATCACTTTTCAGACCTGATAAAAAATTTGAAAAATATATCAATGAAACATATATAGTAGATCAAGATGGAGAAGTGCTCTGGGAAAAATAAGCAAGTAAAATCTTTTTACTTGCTTTTTTATTTTTTTTATGCTATACTAATAATAGAATATTATAAAGAGGTGATTATATGAAACGAAAAATTCTTAGTGCTACATCAGATGCAGATATTGGTTTTTCACTTTTTACTTTTCAGAATAAATATGGACGTTTTTGTGGAACAGCAGATTGTTCTCCAGAAGATTTAGAAAACTTTTCTGCCTATGCTGGGGAAAGATATGCAGAAATTCGAGCTATGGCTCAATTTGCGAAACTAAGATTGTCACAAGAAAAAATTAAACTTAATACAATAAAAAACCTTCTTAAAGATATGGAGTATGACCAAAAATGTGACACTGAATCACATAATCCATATATTCATAGAATCAGAATTAAACTTCGAGATTATTCTCAATCGGTAGAAGATTGGCAGAATTTATACTCACATCTTCAAGAATCTGTTAAGATTCAGGATGAACAACGCCAAAAAATCTTAAATAGGACAAAAAAGGAAAATAAACAAAACTGAAATTTTAATATGTTATAGTAATATTAAAATGGAGGTTTTTTATGTTACTTTATTTTATATTAGGCATTATATTTATCACTCTTGGTTATCCACTGATAGAAAATGTATCTTCTGCCTTTTAGGCTATTACACAATATATAGTTTATAAATATGCTTTAAAGATTTATAAGATTAAAAAAGAAATGGGTCAAGACTCATAGATAGACGTATAGAAAGAAGATCCCCATATCCCTATAGGCTTCCGTTCAACTGTTGAAGCAATAGGGTATGAAGTCCCATCAGAGGAAGAATTAGAGGAGGATGATTAATAGTGTACTTTTTTGACACTAATGTATTGCTAGAAGGGAAGAAATCCTTATTTAGTAATACATTTTATATAGCATATAGAACTTTAAAATAGTTAGAAAATATAAAAACTTCTCAACACAAAGACCAAGATATTAAATATAAAGCAAGAAAAGCTATTAGATGGTTAGCTGAAAATCAAGATAAATATATAGTAGAATATAATCCCTCTATTATTAATCTTAACTTCTAGCCAGATTATTAGATAATATCAACAGCAAAAGAGGTGGCTAAAAGAGAAGATATTACTTTTGTCACATATGATCTAAGCTGTTCTTTGATAGCTAAACACGAAGGCTTAAAAGTTGATTTACTTTTAGAAAAAAGCTTTAGTAAATATACTGGATATAGTTCAGTCTATTGTAATACAGAATAGGAATTGGCTGATTTTTATATTAAAATAAATACAGATTAGCCTTCTGAATTTAGTAATTTAAATATTAATGAATATTTATTAATATACGATAAAAATTAGTTAATTGATAAATATAAATACTTAGGAAATAATAAATTTCAAAGAGTTATTTATCATACAATAGATAGTAAGATGTTTGGTAAGGTCAAGCCAATTGATCCTTATCAAGAATTACTAATAGATAGTTTTAATACTAATAAACTTACATTAGTAAAAGGAACCGCGGGAACGGGTAAATCGTTACTTTCTGTTGCCTATCTCTTTAAGGCTCTTGAAGAAGGGAAAATAGATAAAATCATAATCTTTTGCAATACTGTTGCAACGGCAGGTTCTGCTAAATTAGGATACTACCCTGGTAGTAGAACAGAAAAACTTCTTGATAGTCAAATAGGAAATTTCCTTATCAGTAAATTAGGAGCTAGATAGGCTGTTGAAAGATTATTAGATGAATAGCAATTAGTACTTCTTCCTATGTCAGATATTCGTGGCTATGATACCTCTGGAATGAGAGCTGGTATTTATATTACATAGGCACAAAATCTAAATATTGAATTATTAAAACTAGCATTACAGCGAATCGGATAGGATTCAATTTGTATCTTAGATGGAGATAATACAAATCAAGTAGATTTAAGTATTTATGCAGGAAATAATAATGGCTTAAAACGAGTATCTGAAGTTTTTAGAAATCAAGATTTTTATGGATAGATAGAACTTAAAATAATACATAGAAGTAAAATTGCTAACATAGCAAACAATATGTAATTTTGTTAACAAAGCAGGGGCATTGTCTACGTAAGTGAGCGGTGTCTCTGCTTTTTCATATACATAAGAAAGGGAAAATTATGAGTCTATTTGAGATAAGAAAAAAGCTTTTAAACAAAAAAATAAAAAAATGGCAATAGGAAAAAGAATTACTTATAGCTGAACAATAGATGAAAAAAGAACGTAAGGAAATAAGAAGTAGAACAAAAACAACCACTTCAAAACTTCTTACGTTTTTCCTTTTTGGTAGTTGTACTACAATTGAAATTTTTACATTAGTTATTATTGTAAAAGGAATGAACATGGGCTATGGAATGACAACAGGCCCTCTTGAAATGCTAATTAGTTCATTATTCACTGAAGTAGCTGGTTTTGCAGTCTACTCTTTAAAAGCTGCAAAAGAAAATACTAAAGGTGGTATTATCTATGAAACAGCTATGAATAATTGGGAACCTATGCCGGAAGAAAACAATAATTAGGAGGAACCGGTAGGATGATCGATTTTTTAGTCAATAATTGGTATATGTTAATCTTAGCAGTTGCCGTTATAGCCGTCGCCGCGTATGCTGTTTATGCTTTTGTAAAAATGCCAAGAAGCGCACAGCTTTCTAAAGTACAAGAATGGCTTTTATGGGCAGTAGCCGAAGCTGAAAAACAATTTGGTTCAGGAACAGGACAATTAAAACTTCGTTATGTTTATGACATGTTCGTAGGAAGATTCCCAGCTCTTGCGAGTGTTATTACTTTTGAAGCTTTTAGCCTTTTAGTAGATAAAGCTCTTGAAAAATTTAACAATATGCTTTCTTCTAATAAAAAGCTTGAAGCTTACGTTGAATCTGGACTTCCAGTTCCAGCTGACTCATAGTTAAAATAATGGCTATTAAAACTAATTCAACAAGAGAAAAAGTCTGGGATGCATTAATTAATGCAGGAACAACACCTGCGGGCGCCGCTGGTATCATGGGTAATCTACAATCTTAGAGCATTGGGGTTAATCCAAATGCTGTATAGGGATTACTAATAAATCGTTATAAATCTGAGAAGTTTTTATCTTGGCCTAATGGTATATACGATTCAGCTACATGGGATTTATATACTCAAAGAGTAGATAATGGAACAATTTCAAAAGCTGAATTTATTTCTCCTCGTCAGTACACAGGAGTTAAACATCAATATGGATATGGTATGGTTCAATGGACAACCGCAGCAAGAAAAGAAAGACTTTGGAATTATACAAAAGGAAAAGGAAAATCTATAGCTGATATAGAAGGACAAATTGATTGCTTGGTTTATGAATTAAAAAACCTTTATCCAACAGTTTGGTCTGTTGTTTCTAAAACAAATAATGTAAATGAAGCAGCAGATATAGTATTAACTAAATTTGAAGCCCCTGCTAATGCAAATAACTTAAAAGCAACTCGCAGAGGTTATGCAAATGAATATTTTAATTTATATAAAAATAGAAAGGTGAGTAAAACAGTGGCAAAAGAAATTAATAATGAATCATTCTTAGCTGCTATAAAAGCTGTATATACAACTGCTCATAATAATAATTATAGATATGGCGACTCTCATGCTTGGCCGCCAACTACAGATAAAATTATTAGCTGTGATAGATTACCAGCTAAAGCATTATATGATATGGGATATACGGACCAGCCTAGAATTCCAGGCAGCACATCTGGTATTACCGTCAACAACATGGATACATACCTTCCTAAATATGGTTTTAAAAAGACTATAAACAAAGCCGATATTAAACCAGGTGCTATCGTCGGAGTTGGTGAAAATGGCAACACCATTACCCATGTTTTTGTCGTAGTAAAATATGATCCAAAAACAGATCTTTGTAGTAAATATGATTTTGGTAGTCAAGATAGAATAAAAGCAGCACAACCATATAATAATGTTAAATTAGTTGAGTGGCCTACAAGACATTTTATTGCAGCTTATAATGTTCCTAAACAAGTATCTACCACAACAACAACAAGAAACTGGTTACAAAAGGGTGACAGTGGAAATGCAGTAAAAACCTTACAGACTAATTTAAATTATGTATATAATTCAGGTCTTACTGTTGATGGAAGTTTTGGTAATGCAACAGAAACAGCAGTTAAAAATTTCCAGAAAGCAGCTGGTCTTACTGTTGACGGATTATATGGAACAGCTTCAAAAGCAAAGTTAGAAGCTTTAGTCGCCGCTAAGAAGAAAAAAGAAGAAGAAGAAAAAGCTAAACAGCAACAACAGCAATCTTCTACAGGAACTTTATACAATTATGCCAATTATGCAGGCAAAATCTCTAATAGTGGTCATGATGAAAATGGTAGATATTCTGGTGGCGCTGCTGGAGATCAAACTGGCACAGAATGGCAGATTATTAACTGGTATAATCGTCCGTGGAATTTTGTATTAAGATATCCAGATTAGAAAGTAGCTAGCTGGATTGGCTTAATAGCAATAGAAGCAGCTAACAATAATAAGATTGGCTATGACCAATATCAAAGAACAACTTACTGGAATCAATTAAGTAAAGTTGGATATAGACCTTCAAAAATTACAACAGCATGTGAAGCTGATTGCTCCGCAGGTGTCGCTGCAAACGTTAAAGCAGTTGGATATTTACTTAATATAGATGCACTTAAAAAACTTAGTCCAGATATTTATACAGGTAATCTTAGATCTGCATTTAAAAATGCTGGTTTCCAAGTCTTAACAGATAGTAAATATCTCTCTAGTACAAATTACCTTCTTCCAGGTGATGTTTTACTTTATGAAGGACATCATACCGCAATTAATTTAGGTATTGGAAAATCTACTGGTAAAACAACAACATTTGGTAAGGGTACTGGTGGTACAATATCAGATACAGGAAAGAATGAAAGCTCATTATCAGTAAAAGAAATTCAGACAATCCTTAATGGCGCAGGATGGTCACTGGATGTTGATGGTAGCTTTGGTGCTAAAACAACAGCTGCTGTTAAAGAGTTCCAGAAACTTTATGATCTTGATGTTGATGGTGTTGTAGGACCTAAGACAGCAGCAGTTTTATCTGACTTAAATAAGATTATTAAAGATGGCTTTGATGCTACTTATTATGCTAATACATATGCAGACCTGAAGAAAGCGTATGGAACGGATAAGAAACAACTGCTTCATCATTATTATAAATATGGTAAGAAATAGGGCAGACAGTATAAAAAGAGCGCGGCGGCCGGTACAACAACTCCTACCACCCAGACTAGTGGCAGTACAACACCTACGCCCGCGCCTAAATCTAGCGTACTTGAATTCAACGCTACTGGAAAATATAATGAATCCGTAAAGGTAAATGGAAAAATTACAACTCTTTTGAATATCCGTAAAGGTCCTGGTAAGACATATGCTAACTTAGTATCATATCCTACCTTACCTGCTGGAACTATTGTTGGTGTTTGTGATAAGATTAAAGCTAAAGATAATTCTGTATGGTATTACATAAAAATTAATAATAGCAAATACGGTTTTGCAAATGCAGCATATATTAATTTAATTTAACAGTTAAATTATTAACAAGATAGGCAAGTGCTTAATGCACTTGCCTATTTTTTTATTCTAATGTAATTACATAAATAAAATTATCTTGACATTTTTGAAAATTTAAGTTATAATATTTTTAAGAATAAGAAATGAGGATAAAATATGGATTCAGAAAGCATTAAAATTAATAGCACTGATAGTATAACTTTATCAGCAGATACAATAATTAATTCAGCGACTTGGACGACAGTCACAGGTACTGCAACTCCATACACAATTTCTGCAACTCCAGGATACACAGTTTCTACAAGTACTGCTACAGTTCCCATCGAAGACATCGAAACTTTGAAGAATGATTTAAAAAGGGCTCCATTAACAATGTTTACAGAAACGATTAAACCTAAGAAAGAAAAACTTGATCCAAGACTTGTAAAAATTAATAAAGAAATTGAAGAAATAAGAAAGAAAACACACTTCTATCATATTAAAGAATATGTTCCTGAAAAGGTATATGGTTTTATATTTAAAAATAAAAAAGACCGTGAATATAAAACAATTTGTTCTGATGAAGATCTCTTTGACTTAACCTTTGCTTTTGCTCTTGCATACGCTAAGCAAGATGCTGGCGATATTTTAACAATTAACGGAATTATTCAAAGAGCGCATGATTATTTTGATTTTAAATCCTATACAAAAGAATTTAAAAACGGCATTAAACTTTTCCATAAACTCCAAGAGAAAGAAGCACTTGAAGAACAGATTAAAGCCGAAAAGAAACACCGCCATGATAAACTTGCACAAAAGAAAATCGCAAAAAAAGAAAGAAAAAAGTATGAACAATATGACATTATTAAAGCTGCTATTAAAGATAGTAAATTTTAATTCTGATAAATATATGATTATTAAGTAAAGGTAAGAAAATTTCTTACCTTTATTTTTTTTAAAAATTATGATATAATATATTATAAAATAAAAGAGGTGATAAAAATGAGAAATCCAATACGTTTAGATTCTTTTTATGACGAACTCAAACAGATTCATAAAACTTATTTTCCCGATTTACGTTTTATGCAGTTAATGTCAAACTATCTTAGCTGGCATAAAGTCCATTATGGTTCAGACGGTTTTTATTGTGAAGAAGCTGATACTATGAAACGTATGCATGAATATGTTGAATGGTGTATGAATTGGGGTAAAGAATAATGTTAAACGAAAGAAAGGAAAGAGAATTAGCATACATCGTTACTGTTGATAATGTACATCCTATCCCTGGCAAAGACCGCGTTGAATGTGCGGTTGTTGGTGGATGGACTTGTATGGTTCCTAAGGGAGCCTTCAAGCCTGGTAGTGCAGGTATCTATTTTGAAATTGACTCTAAACTTCCAGAAGAAGAGCTGTTTGCTTTCACTTCTCGATACGGTTATAAAATCAAAACTCAGCGGTTTAAGACTCCGGAAGGGCCTTTTTATTCTCAAGGACTTCTGATGTCTCCAGAAGATTTCGATTGGACTGTCCAAGTTGAACCGTTATGCGGCGTCCGCACTGAAGTCGTCCTTGATGACGAAGGAAAAGCTCATTATCCCAATGATGAATCTCGTTTCCTTACTCAGAAGCTTGGAGTTACTTATGCTGTTGTTGAGGATAACAAGAGAAAAGCAAATAGTGTAGATAAATATAAAAAAATGGCACAGCGGCGGCCGCGTCTCTTCTCTCAGAAATGGGCACGTTGGATGATGAAACGTGACTGGGGAAAAAAGGTTATGTTCTTCTTTTTCGGTAGAAAGAAAGATAAGAAAAATAGCTGGCCTGCTTGGGTACAGAAAACTGATGAGGAACGTGTTCAGAATATGCCTTGGATTCTGAATAATAAAGAGCCTTGGATTGCAACGGAAAAAATTGATGGTACATCTACTACATTTACTATGAAACGTCGCCGCTTTGGTAAGTATGATTTCTTTGTTTGCTCTCGAAATGTTTGCTTCGATAAGCCAGATAGACAGTGTTTCTATGAAACTAACGTATACACTGAAATGGCAGAGAAATATGACATTGAAAACAAAATGAAGGATATGATGAAAACTATCTTTCATGATTGTAAATGGATAACCATTCAAGGTGAAACTTATGGAGAAGGTGTCCAGAAAAGAGATTATTCTCTTAAAGGTCACGACTTTATGGCATTTAATCTCATTAGTTCAGATCGCGGCCGCTGGAATACTCTGAATATGAAACAGTTTCTTGAGACTACCTATGGTATTCCTTGTGTACCTGTTGTAGATGAATTTTTTATTCTTCCTGATACTGTTGAAGAACTTCTTGAATATGCAACAAATAAATCAGTTGTCGATGGAAAAGAGCGTGAAGGAATTGTATTCCGTTCGCAGGACGGAGCACAAAGCTTCAAAGCAGTTTCTAATGAGTTCTTGCTCAAGTATCATGGTGGTTAATTTTAGAAAGTAAGGTATAAAAGATGATTTGGTTTACTTCAGACTGGCATATCGGTCACGATAAAGAATTTATCTGGCAATCGCGAGGTTTCCAGAATGTAGAAGAGATGAATGAAACTCTTCTTAAAAATTGTAATGAAGTTGTTGAACCTCTTGATACTCTTTACATTCTTGGTGACCTGGCTCTTGTTCCTGTTAATGAGAGTATGTGGAATCAGATTTATCATAATATTAAATGTCAAGATGTTCAGTTTATTGCTGGAAATCATGACACTGATAATCGAATTGATAAATATATTGAGGAGTATGGGTTTGAATATCGTGGATATGCAGATGTGCTTCATTATAATCATCTACATTTTTATCTATCACATTATCCAACTATTACTACCAACAGTGATTTTGATAAACCGCTTAAAGCAAGAACATTAAATCTTAGTGGTCACACACATAGTACAGACATTTGGCATAATCGCCCAATGGATATGAGTTATAACGTAGCACCAGATGCACATAACAATTATCCTGTTTCTATTGAACAAATTATTAAAGATTTTAAGGAGAGTCTTAAATATTAATTTCATATATCTATTTTCTCCTTTGGGTAAGAGCTAAATTTTAACTCTTACCTATTTTTTATGCCTAAAATTAAAATTTTTGATTTTTTATAAAAAAAATGATATAATATTATTATAAAATAAAGGAGAATTGCTATGAAAGATAATAAATTCCTCATTTTCTTTTATGATGAACGAAAAACAACCCCAGAAGAAGTTAATAATTTTGCTAAAGAAATGGAAAAAATTACTTTAACTACTCCATATATTTTTCTTCCTAAACATTGGGATTATGAATATATGAGTAAAGAAGAAGCTTTAGCAAGATTAGACGCCGTTAAATATTACGTGGAGCATTATTATGAGTAAACTGTACGATAAAAACTCGATTGAATCCTTGTCTCCTCTTGAATTTACACGACTTAAGCCTGGTGTGTATGCTGGTGACACGACATACTCAACACAACTTTTAGTTGAGATTTTATCGAACGCTATTGATGAATATAGACTTGGACATGGTAATCAGATTGACATTTGGATTCAAGGTGATGAAGTTACTATCAAAGATAATGGTCAAGGTTTTATTCCAAATGAATTTCGAGAAGATGGCAAAACTATTCTTGAAGCAGCTTTTTCAGTTTTAAATACTTCTGGTAAATATAGAGAAGATGGAACATATGAAGGAACATCTCTTGGTTCTTTTGGCATTGGGTCAAAAATTACTACCTTTTTATCCCATTGGCTTGAAGTAGTTACTTTTAGAGATGGGAAAAACGAAAAAATTTCTTTTAAAGAAGGTGTTTTTAATAGTAGAAAAGTAGATATTTGTCCAAAATCTGTTCATGGAACGGTTGTATGTTGGCAGCCTTCAGAAGAATTTTTTACTCATACAGAAGTAGAAATTGATAAGGTAAAAGACCTTCTTCAGACTCTTGTTTGTCTTTGCCCGGGATTAACTATTGTTCTTAATGATAATGGTAGTCCTTCAACATATTATTCCGAACATGGTCTTGATGATTTAGCAGATTATGATATTGGAAATAAAGAACTAATTAATAACCGCTTTCATATGGATTATGAAAATGGAAAAAATAAGATTGATTTAGTTCTTACATATACTTCTAAATATTCGTCAACTATTATTCCTTATGTAAATACTGGTCTTACTGAAACAGGCCAGCATATTACACAAATAAAATCAGCCATTACTCGTGTATTTAATTCTTTCTTCCGAGAAAAAGGTTGGTTAAAAGAAAAGGACGATAACCTTACTGGTGATGATATTCAAGAGGGCATGTACGTAGTTTTCAATATTACTGCTCCGAATGTTGCTTATGATGCACAGGTAAAAACAAGAGTGACAAAGATAGACATGTCACCTTTTATTCCTGCTTTTACTGAACAGTTAGAATATTGGTTAGCCAATAATGAAAAAGAAGTAAAAGGAATTGCGGATAAAGCAATTAATGCAAAGAAGGCGCGGGAGGCGGCGAAACGTGCCCGTGAAGCTGCTAGAGGGCAGAATAAGAAGAAAGAAAAAGTCGTTAAGTTTGATACAAAACTTGCTGACTGTTATAGTAAAGACCGTCTGAATTGTGAAATATATATTGTTGAGGGCGATTCGGCGGCCGCCAACCTTAAAACAGCGAGAGATAATGAATTTCAAGCTGTAATGCCAGTAAGAGGTAAGATTCTTAATACTCAGAAAGCAACACTTGACAAAATTCAAAAAAATGCTGAAATTATGAATATGATTGATGCTTTTGGTTTGAAAATTGATATAAAGTCAATGAAGGTTACTTATGATAAAGATGACCTTAGATATGGTAAGATTATTATTATGTCGGATGCTGATGTTGACGGTAGCCATATTAAGAACCTATTTTATACTTTCGTCTGGAACTTCTGTCCTGAGTTAATCCGTGATGGATATATTTACGCGGGAGTCCCGCCACTTTATAAGATAACTACTTCAAAAGGATATAAGTATTTGAAGAACGATGAAGAGTAGATCGGAAGAG